AACTCATTCTCGAAGTTGATTGGTTCAAGTGTCTGCTTGCCACGCTTTATTAATGTGTCGTTTTTCCAAATCTCAAAGTACATAGTTTAGCACTCGATTTCATCCATGTTCAGACGGATAGCACACCAACCTCTCGGTGTGTATTTGTTGACGTTGTTATCATTAGCATTCAGTACGCTGATGTTGACCATGCGATGCTGAATGTAAATCCACCCAGGTTCTACGACATGACCATCATCACCACCATCAATGCCGTGACCGTCCTCATCGCATCTGTGATGCTGACCAAAGGCATACTTCTTCGGATGTTCTTCAGATACATCATCACCATCGAAGATAGCAAAGTTTGTCTGATATGCACCACCACCTGTCGGATTTCCAGTACCGCTTGCGATTTCCTTGATAGCCGGATATGCTTCTTTCTTGATACGAATCTCGTAGATCAGTTCACCACCGCTACCAAGGTTCTCTGTCGTGCCATTAACGTGATGCCACAGGGAATAACTCTTTCTCGCATTCGTGTGGCGAATGGTGTCCATGTTGTCAAAGTTCCATGACTTCTTATCATTCGGCTCGTTGAAGTTTTCGTCTGCTCTGAAGTCAACAGAACCATTGATGCGTAAGAAGTTACCGTAGTTGGACAGTTCGATGTCGGAAGTGTAGTTGTTGTCAGCACTTCCTGTTGTCATAAAGGAAACACCTCGTCCGGCTACGATGTAACTTCCGTCTGTTTCGTCTTCACCGACAGTGATGGTGATACCATCGTTCATGGCTTCGAGTTTGCACCAAATACCGCAGATAGCACAGATGATGCCTGTGAATACCGACCATACGTTTGGAATGAACTCTTTCATGAACTTCTTCCAATCGCAAGTCTCATAGGCATCGACTTCTTCTTCAGCAAAGCCAATCAAGCAATCAGCCATGTTGTGAAGGTCGGTGCAATCATCGCTGTTTCCGGCAAGACCTTTGTTGTTCGCAAGGTTTGTACACTCGTCTTCGCCAAGACCGTTAATGACGAAATTCGGTGCTGTTTGTCTTAAATCCTCACAGGATGAACACTGTAAATCTCTCATTGTTATTCTCCTTTAGCAGATGATTTCGTCACTGTCGAACTGGATTCCCATGAATCCTCTCGGTGAATACTTGTTGCCATCGGCTTGCAGATAGGATACGTTGGTCATTCTCGCTTGGACGTAAATCCAACCGTCAGGAACGAGGTGTCCTCTGTCATCACCGCTACGAATAGGATCGCCAGTTGCTGGATCGCACAGACCATGCTGACCGTGGATGTATTTTCCGGCTTCGAGAGCGATGAGGTTGACCTGATATGCTCCGGCTCCTGTCGGTGAACCAATGCCGTTGAATATCTTCTTGATCTTCGGATACTGGTCAAGGCTGATACGAATCTCATACAGAAGTTCACTACGCAGATTGACCGCAGTACCGCTTGTGTTCTGCCAGTTGGAGTTGCCCTTTCTGTTCAACGAGAACCTTGGGTCAACACCTTGCAAGTCATAGTTCCAACAACTTCCGTCATCTTGGAAGTCACTGGAATGGAATGCGAGTGAGCCGTGTACTTGGACAAGACCACCTGCAACGTATTCAAATGCGACCTGTGATGCTGCCCCCTGTGTTCCGGCTTCCATGAAGGACACACCTTTTCCGGCTACGATATAGGACTCGCCAGTGTCTTCCTCACTGATGACAAGTTCCTCACCGTAGGAATGATAGTCAAGTACGCACCATAACCGATGTACTTGCTCCCACAGGAGTCTGACCTGTTCCCACAGGAGCCAAATCTGCTCCCAAATGCCACATATGGCACAGATGACCGCAGCGTTGAATGTCCACAGGTTCTTGATGAACTTGGACATATAGTCTCGCCAATCACACATATCAGTGACTTGTGCTTCGTCATCCATAGAGCCGATGAGACAATCGTTCATGGTGTTCAGGTCTTCGCAATCATTGTGGCTTGCGTCATAGCCAAGACCCTTATCCTCACGCATGGTTTCGCAATACTGTTCATCCCATCCGTTGGCAACCATGTCAGGCACGTTCTGACGTAACTCATCACACGCTTCGCAATAAATGTCGTTATTGTCTGCCATGTGCTTTCTCCTTTCTTAAAGTCCGATACTGTCATATTGGAGCCACACACAGGAGTCACCTTGACAGCAAGCATTGAGGTGGATGATTACACTGTTGTTGCCTGGTACTATCTCCCAACCCCATTTGTTCCCTTCAGGAATAGTCCATACGGATGGGTCGAGTAGTTCACCGTCACAGCACTTGTCATCCTCTGTATAGTAGACATCACCGTTAGGCTTGATGATGAGTGTGCCATCATACTCACCTTCAATGATGTTCGTGTTTCCATTTATATTTATCCACGGATTGACCATCTTGCCATGCAAGATAACGGTCACATCCTCTGTGGGTATCTCGGTGTCAGAATAAATCTGTCCGGCTATTACTGCACTGTCGCAGATGTCATCCACGCACAACCTCTGTCCAAGGTACTTGTCATGTTTCCATCTGTCTGCTCTCTCACAATCGTATACGATACGATAATGCACATCGCATCCGTACCATGATTGGAGTGCATCGAGATTCTTACACAGTGCCATGTCCTCTGTGATGTTGTCATCGCAACAACAGGAGCAATCGCTGTCATTGATAAGACCGTCTGTGCAAGAGTCGCAACAGTTACAATCGTAGTTTTCTTTATAGCCAAGGCAATCCATGAATGTACACACATCCCACGGAACGAGGAATGTCTTATTCTTGTCTGCCTTGTACCATATACCGCCTGGAATTACGAAGTTGACATCGTAAACCAAGCGTTCATTTCTGCGTGAGTAGTTTTCGCTGATACTCTCTACCGCAGCAATCGCCCACATCAGAGTGTCGTTCTTGATGCTCCACAACTTGCCTGGTTTGGCTAACTGTTCATCGACAAATCTGACGTAAAACTTACGCTCATCGCATGGAATCTTCTCCAAGTCGAGCGTGATGGTCATGGACACTGTACGTTCCTGAACAAACAGATAGTTTCTCTTGAACGGACGGTATGAGCCATGACCATATGAGTATTCAGTTGACGAGCCTTTGAAGGAGAGGTCACCATCCCAATCGGAAATCATGTCCACCCCATCAAAGACCAAATCATTGAATTGTATGTATCGTCTTTCGTATATCATAGTGCCATCACATAACGGTTAGACCGCTTGTACGCAAAGTTCGGATTGCTTGTATTGATATGTTGTGTGACTTGCTGATTATTATTGTTCGTGATGTAATTCGTAGTGCCACGATTCACAGAAGCAATGCGTCCGGCTCTCGATGACAGTTCACGCATAGCACCACGGATGTCCATGTTGTTGATTCTCTGCATGAATCTCACACCGAATGTGTCAACGGCAGACCGCTTCATGACATACTCGCCTGGAGTCAAGACGGTAGGAACAGTGTCAGTTCCCTTCGGTCTGAACGGATTGATGATACCGCCCTTGGCTCTGTACAACGGTCTGCTGTGCTTTCCTGTGATGTAACCACCAGTATGAGGTGGATGGTCTAAATTCGGAATCGAAGGCAGATTGTTGTTTACGTTTCCGTTGATGTTGACAGTTACTGTCTTCGTAATGGTGGACGGAATCTTTCTGACCGCATTCGTTATCTGCGTATGTGCCTTGTTGATCTTGCTAACGAGGTCATCAGCACCCTTGACTTCACCCTTGATGTTCACCGTGACTTCCACATTGCTCAAATCAGTGTTCAGTGCTTGGAAGATGCCATTGATAGTTGTTCTCAATGCACCGACCTTGTTCTGAATGTCACCGACAACCGTGGTATCAAGTGCCGTAGATAGTTTGCTAACGAACGATTTGATGTTAGCAATCGCAGTATCAATACCTTCACTGTTCAGCGTTCCGGCACTTCCCATCTTGGTCAACTGGTTGCCAATCTTTCTGATTGATTGGATAGCCGTAACGACCTGACCCATCTTATCGGAGATTACACCAGTGTCGATGTTTTGGAAGTCATCTTTCAGCTTTTGGAAGATGTCGTGAATATCCTTGAACAGACCGCCTGTGGTATCTTCACCAATGAGCATCTTCTTCAGACTCGCAACAGGAGATTCACCCATGCCACCTGGAGTCTTGACCAAGTTGGTCAGACCAGTTAACACCTTCGGAATCTTGTTGACAATCTTTCCAAGAGAAGCAAACATCGTTTCTGTGGAAGTAATGATGTCAGCAAAGCCTTGTGCCTGTTCAGGGTTGATTGCACCCTTGTTGAACGCACCTTCGCCACCAAACGCTTCGTCAAACGCAGAGTAGATACCGCCAAGTGCCGTAGCAAAGTTTCTGACACCTTCAGTGATTTTCTCATTGAAGCCTTTGAATCCCTTCAATCCTTTGAGGTTCACTTGCATCTGTGACATGGAACCTATAATGGATGACATGGATACCATACTGTCAGAGATGTCCTTCAGCATGGTCTTGTCCATTTCGTTGAAGCCACGACCAGTGTCTTTCTTTATGCCGTGAGCATCAATGACTTCATCCTGTCCACTGAATATATCCCACATCTGCATTATCGAACCAACGGCATCCTTTAATGCAGTTCCATCGAAGTCCTGTCCTTTCAGACCCTTGACGTTTCTGAATATCTTGCTCATTCCGTCAGTGATCTTGACTACATTATCAACGGCTACTGACAGGAGAGTTGTATCCAAGGCTGCGATGCCTGTTGCCCCTGTGAGCAATGCACCAACACCGCCAAGCACTTCAAGTGCCGGAAGGAACGCACTGAATATCGAACCAAATCCGGCTGCACCACCGGCTATTCCGGCTGCTTTGGATGCGGTTGACGCTGCCTTGCCGACCTTGCCGAAACCTTTGAAGAATTTTAACAACCCTGTTAGTTTGGACGTTGCTCCGGCAAATCCGGCTGCACCTAACGCTCTGCCAAGTCCGGCTCCGACAGTTCCAATGGTAGCAATCACACCACGCAGACCTTTGAACAGACCACCGACAATCAGAAGTCCGTTACCAAGCACGTTGAGGTCGAAGATGATTCTTCCAATCTTTGACAGGTCTTTACCTGACAGAGACTTTGCGATACCCTGTGCAAGTTTGGCAAAACTACCGATACCTTCAGCAAAGCCTTTGGCAAGTCCTGCCCAATCTATGCTCTTTAAGTCACGGAAGAAGTCGGTGATTTCCTTCGGATGTGCTTTTATCCACCCCTTGACGGATTCAGAAAGGTTGTTGATACCTGGAATCAGTGTTTCCGTCAGAAGCATATTCAGGCTCTTGGTCTTACCGCCTGTTGCCACCTTGACGATCTCATCCATGCTCTCGATGACACCAACGGTAAGTCTCGAAAATGCTATCCGTGTGTTGGATGCAAAGGCTTCCCAAGTATCCTTGGATTGCTCTGCCATTTGAGCAGCCTTACCCATTCCTGTGCCTGTCTTCTTCAGGGCTTTGATAAATTCCTCGTTGGAAATCTTGCCTTGCTGAACATTGGATACCCACTCTTTCAGTTCCTTCCCTGATTTGCCAAGGTCTTCACCCATCATTCGGATTGCAGGCATCATGGAATTGGCGAGTGATTGCCACTCTCTTGCATTCAGTTTTTTACCGCCAAGGACATCTTGCAACTGCATCATTCCTTGGTACTTCTGCGTATCAGTTGACATGGACGCAAGAAAAGCATTGTTGGTAGCGATGGCAAGTTCTGTACCTTTCTTCATGTCACCGATAGTCATGGTGAAACGCTGTGAAAGGTTGACCATTTCATCCAAGCCAGTAGGAAGACCAAGTACGGATTGTTCAAGGTCTTTGACGCTCTTTTCCGCAGAGTAGTTCGCAGTTTCAAACTGTTTCATCATGCGAGGATATTTGTGCATGATGTCGTATCTTTGGAATCCGGCAGACAGACCTTCAGACACGGTGTTCATCGCTTTGAATCCGGCTCCAAGCATAGCACCAGTTCCAAGCATCCGCAGAGGTGTCATCAGACGAGAGATGGCATTTCCGGCAGATTGCATCGCAGACCCCATGTGAGCCACAGACGATGAAATCTGATTGAATACGGTTCTCAAAGACTTTACGCTGTTCAAACCTGTGCGTAACCGTCCGATTTCAGCATTCACCGCAGCCATCCTCGAACGAACATTGTTCATGTCGTTGGCAAACTGTTTCCACTCTGCTGAACCTTTTGTGGTCTTGCTCTGTTCGGTCTTCAGACGAGCCATTTCAGAACGGAGTGCAGCAGCTTCTTTACGCAGTTCACCCAATCTGTTCTGTGCATCAATACGCACCTTGAAACCATTAAGGCTTTTCAAGTCGTGTTCAAATGATTCCATTTCTTTCCTTGCTTCATCAAGACCAAGGATTTCTACTTCTATGCCGACTTTTTCAGTTGCTGCCATTTATATCACTCCAAGAAACTTTACTGCATATTCAGGTGGTCTTGGGTATTTCACCCTTTGTTTCGGATCGAGCGACTTCCATTCCTCAAAGTTCTTCTGTGATTGCTCGTTAGCAAAGTGTCCGTAAGTAACTATGAGTTCAGGAACACCCCAAGTGTCGAGGATCTCGCTCGGTCTTATGTACAATATCTTTGCTACATAGTTCGCCATCGTGTAATAGAGGTCAAACTGTGCGTCATAGTCATCCTTCTTTTTCTCTACAGAAGCGTCAGTTGTGTCTCTGACGATTCGTCTGTAAAAAAATCCATACCATTGATGATTTCGGGGAAGTCCTGAATCATCTTCAGAACCGCACCTGTTGTCGATGTCTGAAGCATGAACTCTTCATCGCTCTGCGGAATGCGGAGAACAGTAGCAACAACGTGGTACATGGACTCCATCATTTCCTGTGGCAACATACGGAGTGCTTCAACGATTTCAGTGTCTGTGAGGTCACGGATAGAACCGTCTTCCATAATTACATTGAAGAACTGATACAGTTCTGCGAATGCTGTCTGAACGGCTGTGTAGACTCTCGGCGGAACCCAAACGTCTTTGTATTTCTTTTCTACTACGATGTAGTTCGGTGTTTCGGCTTTGATGCTCACACCTTCGGACTTCAGACGTTCCTTCCACTGTGGCTTCTGCGGATATGCGAACAGGATGACGTAATCGTTTTTCTTGATTTCGGTTTTGTTAGGATCACCAACTACGCTGATTTCATCTCCATCCGTGATGGCATAAGGAGTAGTGTCTTCCTCTGCTTCGTCCATCTTCTTTTTCATTTCGACAAATTCTTCGTAGGTGATGTCTTTCATAAGGTCTTTAATATCCATGTGTTTTCTCCTAATTTACAGAAAGGTGGGGGAGCGAGAAAGGAACTCGGAAAACTCACTCCCCCAAGGGCAACCCCAAGTCACTATCCAAGGATTCTGTACGCTCTGCCGAATCTGCCAGTAGCGTCCTTCTGAATAGCGATGGTGAACTCAAATTCTGTTTCTTCGTCCGTAACCTCGTCAGGGAAGGATGTGATGAGTACATTGTCAAAGACGTATCTGTACTTGACACCATCCGTCCATACCTTGGTGTAGGACATTCTTGTTTTGCGGTGCATTGCGTTGTCAACGTCATAGACGTATTCTTCAACGTCAACTTCCTTCGGATAACCGATAACTACGGTCTGACCAACAAGGTCTTCGTTGAAGTATACTGTTGCGGAACCGTCCTCGTTGTCGATTACGAAGAAGTGCTGTGTGTCTACATCGACCTTGCTCGGCACGATCAGTTCAATCATGTGAGCATCAGTGATGTTGCAATCCTCTGCTCTCGCCACGGACATGAAGCCACATTCTCCGGCTTTCTTGTCGGACAGAACAACTACACCATATCCGGCATTGTCACCAGTTCCGGCTTCGATGGTCATCTCGATGGTTTCCTTATCCCATCCACTGACGGACTCACCCTTGCCCCACAGAGGATTCAGTTTCTGATAGTTCGGAGTCAGAGCCTTACCAGTGATGGTCATCTCGATGGTGTCGATATTCTCTGTGTCGTAACCGCCGTTACCATGACAAGTCGCTTCAACGGCTTCAATATCCCAGGAGCCACCTAACTGTGACAGGCACTGGATGATTACGGATGCTGTGGACTCAAATTCCTCGATGCTGTCATAAACTGCGATAGAGGAAATACCGATTTCAGCATCAGATTCACCTGTCAGTTTTGCGATAGCGATGGAGATGTACGCTGCAACGTGGTTCGGTGTCCAACCAGTTCCAACAGTTGTCGGAGTCTTGGACAGGTCGATGACAACAGCCTTGTAGCCATCCGCAGCCGTTTCCAGTTTGGACAGGTCTACGGTGTACTTGTCTGCATTAGTCATCGTTGCAGAATCAGAAATCATGAATGTCAGAGTGCCGTTCGTTCCCTTGGTGTAGAATGTAACAACACCGTCAGCAAACTCAACTGCATCCCACTTCGCTTTGTATACTGTGTCAGCACCACCGTTGTACAGTGTGCCGGAGTTGACGCATCCTTCTCTTACACACTCGAACTGATTAACAGGCTTCGCAAAACGGTCAAATGTGCCACTCACGTTGTTGACATACTTGTTCGCTCTGATACGTCTGCAATCAGGAAGGTAATTGATAACGGAGAAGTCAACTTCTGCTGTCTTACGCAATTTGTCCACACCGATAGTCGAGATCAGTGTGTCGGACTTGCATCTTGCCATATTACTTACCAACCTTTCTTCTATTAGCCAAGACTCGCTCTGCTGCTCGTCTTGCTTTCGCCGGAGAGGACATCTCATTGATCGCTTTCAGTTTTCTTGCGATGAAATCCTCGGTTTCCTGTTTCGGTGTCTTCTTGACAACCTTTTCTTCTTTGACCTCGGTCTTTTCGACTTTCGGTTCTTTCTTATCTGCCATAGTTAACCCCCATGTCTTGCTGCTATTTTTTCTACGAAATGGATACCTTCGTAAGTTCTGACGGAACCTCTCCAAATGCCATAGTCACTCAACCAAAGTGCTTTCGCAGTTTTTGGGTAAATACGACCACCGCCATTACCTTCATTTAAGTAATAGAGGTGCATGGTTCCTTCACCACGATTGCCACCGACAAAACGGCTGAACTCGCCAGTGTCTTCGATGTGAATAGCACCGACAGCCATTCCACTACGAGAATGACCGCCTACGATGCCTTTCATTTCACCTTCGATTTCCTGTGCCACTTCATCGAGTTTTTCTCGACAGGCATCTAACAGTACGCTTACTAAAGCACCCATTGCTATCCCACCTTCGTAAACGGCTTTTGACCGCCCAAATCAGGAGATGAATTGTATGATAGAAGGAACTCACCGTCTGCGTCAGATACCTCTACGGCTCTGCCAAGATAGAATGTCACGGTTCTACCTGACGGTAATATGTAGTCCTTCTTTGTTGTTAACGATTTCTTTGATGCACGTTTACGACCACAAGGAATGCAACCGCCTGATTTAGCTTCAAGAACACCGTTGAATACTATCTTCATACGACCACGCTCCACAGTTTGTATCTGTTTCTGTCGCACAGTGAGATCAGTGATAACTCTCTCATGTACTGCACAGTGAGCATAGTGAGGAAGTAGTCTTGCAATCTTCCTGTCAGTGTCGTGTAGTCGATTTCGTAGTATTTACGTTCAGTGGAATCCTCACACGGATCGCACTTGTTGCAACACTCGCAAGTGTTCTTGTCCTTAATCCACTGTAATGCTTCACAGAAAATGGGGAGCAGACAATCAGGAATAAGTTCATATCCGGCGGTATAGGTCACAAGCAGCTTGTAGTTCGGCTTACAACCACAAACATACTGGCACTGACAGTTATCCAACGGCAGAGCGATACGGAAGTTCTCATCTGCTTCGGAGTACACATATTCAGTGATTTCTGTGGCTGTTTCTTCGATTCCAGTTTGCTCAATGAGGGTAAACGTAAACGAATCCTTGTCAAACGGAACGTAGAAAGGCTCGAAGGTGAATACATCACACTCGCATACACAATCAGGAAGGTCAACCACTTCCTTGCGTTCTGCGGACAGGAAGGTGTCACACACCTTCCCTGTCCAACAGGTGTATACGCTTATGACGTTAATCAACTCGTCAATGTCTTTCTCATCCACGTTGTCAAGGCAATCACAATATGAAGTTAATTGCTCGATTACCGTCATTGTTTAATATCCTTTCGTTGTTTATGCCGGAATCAGTGTGGTCGGCTGAATGATGCCACCAAGATCACCGATGGAATCAGCACAGTTAGCATTGAACGGAACGTCTGTGATGACAGCCAGTCTCTGTGCGTTGTTGTTCGCAACAGCACCATAGTTGTACAGATATGTACACAGCTTGCCACAGCCGTTTGCCTTGGTCTGCTCTGTGAAGTCATCTTCGATGATGAAGTCTGCTTCAGGCATCAGGTTGGTTGCGAGGAATCCACCAACGGAATCTCCGGCAAGCATCCAAACCTCACCAGTGGAGTTAGCCATGTCAACAGGAACCATGCTGTCCTGAATGAAGCCGATACCGTGGAATGCGATTGTCTCACCATTCCGTGTCCAACCTTCAGGGAATCTGCCGTTTCTGTCAGGTGTTACGACCGCCTTGATTGCGTTGTAGATAATCGGATTACAAGCAAAGATGTAACCTCTGCCACCAAGAACATCGAGTCTGCAACCAAGAGATGCGAATGAACCAAGGATGTTGGAGCCATAGATGTTCATGACAGCCGGATTCTCCAGTACCTCAATCAGACCGTGGAACGGCTTGGTGATGTTGTCGGATGTGGAAGATGTACCAAGTACCAGTGTGTGTGCTGTGTAGAATGCCATCCACAGACGCTGAATACGTCTGTTGACTTCCTTGACAGACTCGCCAGTTCTTGCAACACCGTCCAGTGCCTGTCTGTAGGTGATGTTCAATCTTCTGTAGAACAAATCCTCAAAGATGTTGTCACAATCCTTCAGACACAGACCGTACAGAGGAACCTGACTTGCACACTTCGCAAAGTCCGGCATAGTCCAACAGCAATCGTCAGAACTGTTCTGCGGTTCCAGTGTCCATACAGTACCAGGAATGCTCATGTCACGGATAACGTCTGTTTCTTTGCTTCTTGTGAAGTTCTCTGCATCGGTACTTCTCTGACGCAGATAACGTGCGAATGCGGTGTTCAGAAGCCATGTAGCCAGTGGGAATCTGTTCTGAAGTACGTTCTTCGGATCAAATCCTTCGATGCCACCGCAATCACTGATAATGTCGATGTAGTTGGTAGAAAGCTGTGCTACGTCAACAGCCTGTTCTGCCATCTTGTTGCTCATCGGAATATAAGCGTTTGCATTAAACATTTTTACTCTCCAATTCCGTCACCGTATACATAGTCGGTGACTTTGCTCTGTTCGTGTGTCTCTGTTTCAGACACACCCATAGTTTTCGCTACAGAAGCAAACTTGGAAACGAACTCGTCCTTCTTGGACTTCTCGGCTTTCAGTTTCTTCTGTAATCTGTTATTTGTCTTCTTCAGTTCTGCATTTTCAGCAGACAGGGATGCGACCTGTTCCTGAAGTTCGCTGATGTATGCTTCTACGTCTTCGTATGTTGCTTCTTCGCTTTCGGCTTCTTCATTGACTTCTTCATCAACTTCTTCACCTTCGGCTTCTTCGCTTACAGACAGTTCTGCTTCTCCATCAGCTTCTTCTGCCGGAACTTCTTCTTCGGATAGTTCCTCGACAGGTTCTTCCTCTGTTGTATCTTCTGACGCTTCGTCAGCGTTCAGTTCTGTTTCTTCGATGGTTTCTTCTTCAACCTCAACCTCTGCGGACAGTTCCGTTTCTTCGGCTTCGGTTTCAGGAGTTTCCATCTTGGCTTTCAGTTCTTCCAACTGTTCTTTAGTCATGTTAGATTCTCCTTTTAATTCAAGACCTGACGAATTGACGTTACCGCATTCTCCTACAAGCCCATACGCAAAGATGTAGACTTCATCAATGACAAGATACCCAATGGCATCTGTGCTATCCCAATCAACGTGATAATAGAACTCACTGGAAATGCCGATGTCATATGGCTGTCTTTCCAGTTCCTTGACGAACATCGACTCACTGTCGAGCCGTAAGTTAACGTCAAGACCCTTTCTCTCATCGTCAATATCAACGAGTGACAAATCAGCCTTTGTCCACTCGCCGATAATGAATGGGAATGTTGCGAAGTCCAAATGTCCAAGGTTCACGCTGCCAACGAATCCTTCTTCAAGATTCGGAAGGTATTCGTTCCGTCCGTCCATGTACTTCTGAAGTGTGCCTTTCTTGATGATGAAGTCGATGTACTCATCACCAACGATTGCTCCTTCATCAAGCAGACGGATGGTCGTGTCGGACAACTTCTTGATATTCATAGAAAGTGACATCTTCTCATCGTCCTTGTAGGACAAGTTGAACATTGAGTCCACCTTCTTCTTGTATTTCTTTCTGCGTTCCGTCCTCTCGTCACGCTGCTTAATCAGATCATTCATTCTCGATCACCTCAACTTGGTTGTACTCGATTTTCTTGACCTTTCCACCACAGGACTTGCACCGAATCACTTCGTAAGGAACTCCGGCATCCTTCAGCGTGGCTTCAAGATTAGCGTTGTAACGGACTCTGATTGTGTTCTCACGAAGATATTTGATTTGTGCCGGATCGTCTGTCTCATAGGTCTTGTTCGGTTCTAACCGAATGTAATGACCGTATGACACGTTTCCGTTACGCAGAGTCTTGGGGAACATCCGTAATGTCACTGGTGCTGTTTCTACTGACCATAATCTGTACTGCATTACTCGTTCTCCTTCTTCTTTTTCTTCGTGGTCTTCTTCTTCGGCTTTTCAGCCTTTTCTTCGACAGGCTTCACCTCGATGGGTTTGATTTCCGTGTGTTTGCCACGGAGAAAGTCGAGCCTGTCCTGTTGCTTCTCAAAATGGATTACCTTACCCATCGTTTCACCACCCTTAAAAAACATCAGATGTGGTAGGCTCTCCACATCCAGTGAGGAACCCACCACAACGATTTCTTAAATAGTTACTCGGTCACGCAAGTATCGTCCTCATATGTGGCAGATGAAGATGTCTTGGAAACCTCAACATAGTCGATAGCATGGTACGGAACGTAGGTTGTCTTGCCCTCGCCAGGAATTTCTACGATGTCCTTCCGCAGAAACTGCTGATATGCTCCGTATCCGGCTTTGCTTGTAGCACTGTCAGTGGCTGTGAACTCGTTGCCACCAAGAGTAACGACTTTAACGGTGTAAGTGTACTGTGTCTTGCTTGCCATTTTACGTTTCTCCTTTCACTAAATCGGCATTTCAGATGCAGTAATGTCTGACCCGAAGTTAGCGATCAGAGGTGCAATCTGCATCATTGCTTCTACACTCAATGTATCTGTGAACGAAGATATGAACTCCGTGTCACTAACCATTTCGATTCCAGTGAGAGTCAGTTCGCCTTTCTCTCCACTTGGAGTATCTTCTGTCTTGATACGCTCAAAGACGTAAGCCGGAATGTTTCTGATGTAGATTTCGCCAGTAGATTGTTCCTGAATCGCTCTCCAATCCACGACAACTCTCATCTTCTTCTGTGTCGCTCTGAAGCGATTCGCAAAGTAGTTGTGCGGATTGATGGCTGCGGTCTGCTTGTTCGTTCTCGCAAGGGAACCGTCAGCGTTATATGTTCTCTGACCAGTGGTCGGTGTAGGCTCTACACCTTCCATGTTGGCAAGAGCAACAGAGTCTTCAAAGGATACAATTTTTCTACCGTCTTTTTCTGCATACGGCTTTACGTTCTTTGCAGCGTCAATGATTTCCTGAATAGCCATGTGTTTTCTCCTTTTCCTTAACTACAGTTCTTCTAATTTGTGATTCTCGTTGTGGATGTTATTTGAAAGCATCTCACCGAAGTCCTTGAACAACTGCAACGCTTCAGGTCTTGTCTTGTCATTGTCATCATTCATAGCATTGAGCAACGACATGATGTTGACTATCTGCGTCCGCATCGTGTTCTCGTTCTCCTGTTGATGCAGTTCGTACATATCGAAGTAGACTCTGCTGACACCAAGTTTGTTAACGAGGAACGGACTTGCCTGTGTAGCATACTTCTCACGCAACGGAATGATACTGTTCCAAACGGCATTATCTATGATTGATGTCATTGAAACATTGCCACTGATGCCACCCAACTCTAACAGGGATGGTGACATTCCGAAGTCCTGTGCGATGATGAACGTGTCATTCTTCAGCCAATCGAAGAACTCTGTAGCCTTTGTCACTCTCGGAAGATGCGTGATTTCCTTGTCGAATGCCTGTGACAGAAGGATGACGGAATCGGACGAGGACTTCTTCAATTCCTCTCCGACCCTTGCAGCTTCTTTCTTCACGTTCTCCAAACGCTTTCCGGCAGCCGTGACAGACTCGTTCATCAGTGCTGATGTTGATATATCGTTATATTCGTCAGACATGAAGCCTGATTTCGGACGAATAACGATGCGACCCGGTCCGTCATATCTGACATCATAGTTCAATCGTTCGTATGTCGCTGACAACAGGTCGAGTCGCAACGTATCGTGTAAGAGAGGTGAATAACCATAATCAAGCGATGTGTCATTCCTCATGTTGAGGAAGTCAGCCGTGTCGAGCAGAATGATTTTCTGATCTCGCAGATAACGGATGATGTCTTCGTATTCTTCAAATGAGAATGCTTCGTCTTCGTTCCACACGATGTCAGGAACGATGCCACCATCTTCGGCTACGATATAGGCTGCGACCATCATCACTCCGTCACGGTTGCGGAGTTTCAGCATCTTGTATGTGCCAGGTTCGTACTGGTAGATGTTTCCTTTGTACCACCTTGCACCACAGCATCCGTGTGAGATGGCTGTTCCGATGACGTTACGAAGCACATTGAGGTTCATGACCCCTTCCTCGTTCGTTCTGTATAAGAAGTCATCGAGGACTACATCTTCATTGATGCTCCCTGTCGTGATTCCACTGGAAAAGATGTAGTTCAGCGTCTGTGTACGGACATAATCTGCTCCTGGAAGGATTTCCATGTAGTAATCTACCTTGTTCCATCCCTTCAGTTCTTTCAGTTTCCGCATTATCTCGCTTTCCTTTGCGAGATCACAGACGGTGTTGCACTCCAACCAATCACGCAGAAAATCTTCTAATAATTTGTCGTTCTTATCACTCATGTTATTGGCTCTATATCCTCACCCAAGTATTGGATGGCTGCTTGGATTCCCAAAAGAACCGCATCCAGTTCGTCAGGTGACTTTCCGATAATGGCTTTCACTTTCGCTTTGTCTACTATCTTTATCTTGCCGTTTGCTGTTCTCTCACAAGTGATGTACGGCAGAACACCCTTTATATAATGGTAGGCTTCTTCGGAGAATGAAATCCTACCGTTCTCTATGAGGTCTTGTAGGTCAAGGTGCATTTCGGCTCTTTTGTTCGATGCGTTCTTCGCAGCGTAGTGTCCGGCTCTCACCCTTGCCTTTGTCGGTGCTTCGGAGAAGTTGACTCCGTGTGAGTTTACCCCACGCTTGATGAGTCCTTCATTCAGCCACACACCGTAGCCTGTGTCTACACAGACATTCGCAACGTGCAGATTCCTGTCGATCCGCACGATGTCTGATATGATGTCATCTGATGTAACACCTTCTATCCACTCTGTCTTCTGCATGACATAGATTTCCTCACAGCGTAAGCCGTGACGGTCTACCGCTATGTCAGCCACACAGATATGGTCTTTGCCTTTGTACGCACTGTCTATCCCAAGGAAGTGCTGTGTGTCTTCTTCCTCGATGCGTTCAGGATGTGTATGCGGAATATCGAACATACCACCGCCATCAACATCCAAGACGCACAGAAGATAGCGTCTGCGTGTCGATTTGTTCTTGGCAAATTCGCTGTGGAATACTGTATCCTTATCAAAGCGTTCTTCCTCTACCGCAGTTAGAGCGTCCATCCATATAATGAGCGTTCTTTCAGGTGGATCGTCATCCGTCAGTTTGTCATAGAAGGTTCCAGGTCTGTGAGGATTGCTGATAAGCACCGAAAGGTACTTCTTTCCATCTATCCTCGCAAACTCTCTACGACCCATCTCTGCAAAAGTGTCTTCGCTTACCAGTGACGCTTCGTCTACGAAGAAGTCACCGCCACGACCAACAGCCTTGTTCTGTGCGATGTTGTCCTGGTACGCATCAGCCAATGTAATAGGCTCAATGAAACCGCCATTGGCAAAAGCCAGTTTCTGCTTTGATACGGATGTGGTCAGCCGTTCCAGTTCAGTTGGCTTCATTAATAATGCGTTCTTGATCTCTGGCGATGCTTCCTGTGTCGATGCCGTGGTGTACGACATGATAATCTGCGTTTTGTCCGCAGATGACGCTGCGATGTACTGTTTGTGTCCATCGTAGGCACGAAGCAGACCGACATGACCCATCAGCCACGATTTGCCGTATTGTGACGAGGTGCAGACCACTATCTCGTCATATTCATCTGACAGTATCGCTCCGGCTATCAGTGATTGCGTGAAAAAGCACCGAATGCCGTAAGCAGATGCCATCCTCGATGCACCTAACTTCGCAAGTCTGACCGCAGTTTCCCATGAACAGGACAATCTCTTGTAGTGTCGAGGTATTTTACCGATGATCCATGGCTTGCAATCGAAACTCTGAAGTTCAAACAGTGCTTCGAGGTCTTTATACTTTGCGAGAACCATCGGAGTCTCCTTCCTCTGACTCCACACCGAAGGATTCAAGCAATTTGTCTATCTCTGCCTGTTTTTCTTCCATAGTCAGACCAATGACCGCACCTTCAAAGGCTACCGCAGCCTTCGATGAGAACTCATCAGGTGCTTTGCGTTCCAAATACCACTTGGACGTAGAAACATTACCTTCACGGATGTTGTCAGCGATGTTCAACTTTGCCTGTGACACGATGTCGTTCATCAGATAGTCTCTTAACGCTGCGATCTCCGCAGAATTGGCTACTATCTCCTTGACATCCTTCTCTGTAAGGTACTGTCCAGTGTCTTCGGACGCTCTGAAGGCTGCTTCTCGGTCAGATAAGCCGTTTTTCCACGCTAAAACTATCTGTTGCCATGTCTCGCCTTTGAGTCCTCTCGGTTTTAACTTGTAATATTTCGGTTTCTTGTCTGCCATGCTAAAAAAATCCCTTCAAAAGTGCAAATATATTTGCACCCTATCGTCTTATTACCAAAATAGACCATTTCTGTCAAGAAAAAATTTCTAAATTTCGGTAATTTTCCTCAAAAAAGTGTATTTTTAGTGTTTTTTCAAGAATTTTCAGCCTACCTACTACAGAATCGCAGACAATCATGAGATAATATCCTTGGTCAAGGGGGAACTTTGTTAGTCACATGACTCTCTGCAACGTGACGGATCTTCAGGACTCCCCCAAGACCAGCAGTCAATGCCCAGTTTGACATTATATGCCTCTGTTTAATCTTAACTTTTGAAGACTCCTCATCGAGAAGACCACGGCTCCCCCTACACCGTGGTTTTTTCGTACCTAAAAATGCGTTTTCACGCAATTAAATGCGTTTTTTCGAGGATTTTCCGCAAATTGCGGTTTCAAAATGCAAAATGTGGCGGTTTTATTTCCGAAAGCCAAAATCACGCTTCGATCAGGATGCCCCCTTCAAAAGACCCCCCCTACGAAAAAAGTGCAAATAATTTTGCAGAAAGTGGACATTTTTAGTAAAAATTAACTGACAGAGGATTCCATTTGTGGTATAAGGTAACTGTAAACAGGCGGTTCGTTTATGATCCGTAACACATGACACAAAACAAAACCCAGTTTTAATACTTTTTCTTCGAGGTGGTTCACAGTCTTACCACACCTCTCTAAAATAAAAAGACCCTGTTGACGAGCCATGATGTGTCTCGAAAGAATCATGGATGCTACCGAACAGACCAGGCAACATCGGGCAGCTTATGGAGTTTCTGTATGAAACTATCCGGCGTGTGAAGACCGACCACCTTCACCGTGGAAGTCCTGAAAGACACAACCCAAGGGGCAGGATGCGGATGTTTACACTTGTGTCTTTGAGATAATTGCTATTCTCTCTTTCCGTACACTCTCTTTGTGTACCCTTTTTTAGCAGTTTTTTCTCCGATAGGGGGGATACCTGTCACCTCAAAGGTCTGCTAACCGCATAGGTTCGTATCTTTTTCCAGTCTGTCCTACATTTTCGGCTTACGTTCTACGTTTTCTGTCTGTCAGGGGCGTTCCCCTCGCCTTTCACACCATCCTCTTATCAGGATGCTGTTCAGACAGGAGAACTTATTTCTCTATGATGGAGATCAGGTCTGTTACATCCTGTCTGACGCTTTCACTTGGTAAAGCAACGATTTTTCAACTGGTTCGCAAATAGGAAAGCCATACAGAGATTTCCAGTTTTTTCCTTGCGATTGACCGCACACCTGTTCTTTTCAACTCTTCCGATAATCATAGTTATGAGAATACTTACAGAACATTCCAGTTGGCTTGTTTTCAATGGTTTCACGGTTTTTAACAATGTTTCACGACGAACAAACGAACAAACGTGCAGCAAACAAACGTTTTAGTGATGTTATGTTAACCTGATAACCGCCGTGATTCGATAATGTATCACCTAAAATTTACCAATGAAGCGGCTGGTGATGAAGCGGTTCGCCTATTCAACTACTATCCCAATAGGCAAACACACAACCGATAAAAACACGCCAACCGGAGCCGTGATCGGGGCGGGGCAACGGGAGCCGGGACAACCGATCACGGACCAAACAACGGCACAATTCTTTTATCTACACGTTCATACATAGCCGTATTAGGCCCTCAGCGCCCGTTTGACGGACTTTTCTCGCGTTATGGTGTAAAGTATCGACTAACATATAAAAAGTCGCTAAAAACATGACTACACGGGCTCGGCGTTTTCATAATAGTATAATCCGGAGCCCTGGCGGGGGTTGATCATGGCCGTGATAACCGATCAAAACCGGAGCAATAAAAAGAGCCCTGGCCAACGCGGGCCGGGCTTGTGTTTTGTTCTGTATTCATATTGAGTATTTAATAATATAGTATAGTAACATCGGTATTAGCCAGATATACCAGTAACGGATCAATTCGATAATAATTATAATATCAATCAATATCAATCCACCCCCCGCCCGCATATTTCCAGTTTTGCACGTGGTACGGTGCTAACTTGTTATAACATTTACCGTACACGGCGATCCGGCCCGCGTGCATATTATATATATACATTAGCGCCGACAATGGATCAAACGGGAGCCCCGGCGCGAATATCTCAAACCAATCATTTTTCATTTCCCCGCACCCCCTGTTATTTTATTGAGTTACACTCGATCAAATAACAAATATTTTCAAGCGTTCTGTAGAACGTGCGCCAATAGTCCTGGTTATATTCATTTCCCGCGGCGGTTTCTATCCAATATA